ACCGGGTAGGCCGGCCGTCGCTGTCATATTCACACGGCGTCCCGGTCCGGTTGCCCGGATACATCTGGATTGTGATCCAGCCATCGTTTACCATGTCGGGAAATCGTACAGTCACAACAAATTCCGCAAACGCCCGAAGCATCTCCGCCCACGTCGCGGCGTCCAGATAGGACCATTGCAGGTTATCTATCTTATATTGATCCCGGCCGACGCGGTCCCCGATAAACTCTCCAAGGGCATTTTTCCCGTCGCTCACGTTGGTTGCTACGATCAGATCGGCCATATTGTCGGGAGGCGGAAACTCCCGACCGTTGATTGTAATAAAAGCCATGTCTCCACCTCCTTATCAAAATGCGAAGCCCGAACGCTTCTCAAGATCTTTAAGTTTCTGCCGGAGTTCCCGGATATCAATGTTGACCACCAGATCAAAGTTCTCGATCAGCTCGATGATCTTTTTGAGTAGGTCAATCATGATGATTAAGTACTGCTCGCTCATGCCGTCCGGCCTGGCTGCCATTGCAACGGCCTTATCGACCATATCTCGTATTCTCCCGGTGTCTTCATAGCCAGGACTCGATGATCCCACCATAGCCAGACGCGGCGTTGCATTGCTTGTCATACTCCTTATGCTATTAACCAATGGTGTAAGGGCTGCTCTCATGCCACCCTGTACTGCCTGAGAGATTCCCTGAGTGATCTGCGTGTTATTGGCAACCGCCGCTTTACCGCCCCACTTACCAATCATCTCAGGGGTACCGTTTTCATTGGCCACAAACATCTGGCCTGATTTCGGGAAGCCTCCGGTTGCATGGCCCTTTACACCTGGGCCACTGTCAACATAGTCGGAAGTGCCTCCCGGCCCGGAACTATCACTGTCACTTTCTTCAGCTTCTTCTTTACCTCGCTTGAACAGATTCTTTGCACCATCTACAATACCGTCCCAGACACTTCCTACAAAATCTGCAATGCCGCCCAGCCAGTTTTTCACGTCTTCCCAGATATTACTCATACCTTCCCACAGTTTGTTCATGATGCTCTTTCCGACTTCCAGCATTTCGTCAAGATTGAAGATGTCCTTGATTTTCTGCCAGATTCCGTCAAACCACTCTTTGATGGCATTCCATTTTTCTTCGATGGTGGTCTTTACGCTATCCCAGATTTCAGACAGCTTATCCTTGATGCTGTTGAATATCTCTGATGCTGAATCCTTCAGTCCATTCCAGAGCCCGGAAGCAAACTCCTTAATCTTTCCCCAAATAGATTCCCATACACCTTTAATAACGCCCAGCACCGTACTTATAATATTGCTTATTGCAGTCATCAGGGTATTTGTCAGGCTCTTCATGGCCTCCCATATTTGGCTGAAAAATGTCTTAATGCCTTCCCATGCCTTTTCCCAGTCTCCAGTAAAGATTCCGGTGATAAAATCCATCAAACCGCCCAGCGCGTCGAATACATGGCCCAGAGTCTCGCTAATTCCTTCCCACCAGCCAAAGAACATGTCAACCAGTCCTGATAATGCATTGCCAATGATAGGAGCCATTGTCTCAATAAACCATAAAACAAATGGCTTAAGGAAATTTTCCCACACTACCGTTATAGCATCAGCGACTTTTCCGGTGAAATCGAGAAACCTATCTATGAGAGGGCTTAAATATTGTTCGTGAAACTCCTGGAATCTCTGGGACATTTCCGATATTACCGGGAGGATGTACTGATTATAAGCGTCCAAAAGTTTTTCTGTTATTTCAGAAAATCCTTTTTTAAATGACATGAGCATAGGTGCTACATGGTCGTTGTATGCGTTACCTATTTTGGTGAATGCTTCCTCGATCACTGACTTAATCGTTGAAAATATCGGTTCAATCGCACTGAAAGTATCTTCCAGCGTTGATTTGATATAATCTGCGTTATTTATAATGGGACCAGTAAGTACGCCCAGCAAATCAGCTGCAAATGTACCAGCCAGTTCAGTAACGCCCATAAATCCTTCGGAAAAGATTCCGATGATGTCAGCTGTAATCTGTTTGGCGCTGCTACTCCGGAAAGATTCAAATATTGTAGCTACTGCGGTCGAAAATCGGCCACTTATCTCAGATATCCTGGAACCGATGTCAAACATTGCTACGATATATTCGATCAGCCGTTCCTTGTTCTGCTCTAAGTATAGGCTGATTCCGCCCAGTAGATTATCAGCAATTGACGCACCAATACTTGCCGTGGAACCGGCAACTTTACCCAGGTTAAATACAAACCGATTTAGAAACTCATCTGCCGCAGAAACAACAGCCGGATCCAGAAATATGTCTTTTAGACTCTGTCCGATGTTACTGATTGACTGCCGGATACTGTCTAAAACATCTTTGTTACCAAAGGCAATGTTGAATCCACCCTTGAATAGACTTGCAAGCTCTCTGGCCTTATCAATGAGCCCCTGATACTTGCTGTCCATCTCATCAATGGCCGAAGTATCAACTTCTCCCATGTCGAACTCGTCGGCTGCATATCCGCCGCCCGCTCCACCACTGGATCCGCCGCTGTTCGGTGCCTGAATGACATTGAGTTCGTCAATACCGCTCGTAGCGCCTTTGATATCCTTCGCGGCCTTCTTCGCAGCGCTCCCAGCTCCTCCCATGGCTGTTCCTGCGCTATCCGCGGATTCTGCTACGCCTTCCATACCGGCGGCGGCAACCACAGCGCCTCCTCCGCCTGATTTCTTCCCAGCAAACATATCTGTCAGGGATTTAAAAGCATTGGCCAGGCTCATCAGCTTGTTGATTATAAGGTTAATAACCTTAATGACAGGAGTCAGTACATTGATAAGCCCCTGACCGATCGTTGCCTTTAAGCTATCAAATTGAAGCTGCAGGATACGCACCTGATTCGCCCAACCGTCAGACGTCCGGATAAAATCCCCGGAAGCCGTTGTCAGCTGCTCCGTAACAAACTTATACCTTAGTGCAACCTTTTCAGCTTCGCTCATCTTTGCGGTCGTTTTGCCAAATCCATTCGCTAAAGCAAAGCTGTCAAGTGCACTCTGGGTCATGACAATTCCCAGATCCTTCAGGGATTCCGTCTCTCCCGTAAACACCGATTTCAGTTTTGTATAGGCTTCGTCCTGGCTGATATTATAGAAGGAAGCCACGTCTCCGGCTAACCCGGTAAGGGCTGTAGACATCTCGTAGGCTGCCTGTTCGTTGAATCCGAAGGCCTTCGCCATAGCGCCGAACGTACCCGTGAACTTCTTTGCCATCGTTTCAGACAGGCCGAAGGATCCTGCCGCTTTTCGGGCGAACTCATCTACTTGTTTTGACATTCGCGGGAATGTCACGTCAACGACGTTCTGGACCTCTGCAAGATCGGACCCCAACTCAATACATGATGCACCGAAATCTATAATCTTCTTAACTGCAAATGCGGCAGCCAGGGCTACTCCTGCCTTCTTCGCCATGCCCTGAATGCCGGCCATCTGCTTCTTAAAGCTATGATCATTTACTGTAAGGTCAAGACCAATTTGCCCAACGCTCTCAGCTGCCATACTATCACCTGCCTTTACTCTTCTGGTAAGACAGGCACATCGGCACAGCGTCTTAGATCTTTAACTCAAATTCTCGCTTGCAATCCTTATTCTTGCATTTAAAAAAGACACCCTGGCATCTGGCGTCCTGATTTCGGATTGCATTTACCGGGTACCCGCAATACGGGCACCTCACTTTTTCTTTCAATGCCTTTATTTTCTCAATCTCAACCACCTCCGCACAGGAAAGCCATCTGCCGCTCCAGATATTCCATCTGCTGATCATATACCTGCGGGCTCATCTGCACAGCCTGACGGTTATGCCACTCATCGTAGATCCGTTTCTGGTCTGCAGTAAAGTGCTTAATAACATCTCTATCCGTCTCTGATCTAATTGCCACAATGCGGCCCAGCACCGTATCCGGAGCGATCCCGGCAACAAGAGATTTAAACTCGTCCCAGCAGACCGACTCAAATTCCTTCGTCCTGATTCTCAGCCCGTACTGCGATAGAAAACTGGAAACGATCAGATCCCAGTCCTCAAACAGGTCGTAGTACGGGTCACTGCTCCCCCCGGCTGTCACCATCGGTATCAATGATTAAGCCAACGGCTGCTTCTACTACCGTAACCAGATCACTGAAGTTCAATTTCAGTTTCTCAATCTCCTTCTGAGACTTCTCTGGGAACATCATTTCGTACATATCCACGATTTCTTTCGGTCCCGGATCTCCATTTCCCATCAGCCCCATAACCTTAAGCATGGTTGGGGCATCCGCATTGACCTCCAGCTTCTTCCCTTTAATCATCAGCGATGGATTGCCATCAAATGTAAGTTTCTCTGTAATATCAATTACTTTTGCCATCTCTTATTCCTCCTTATACTGCGGGCGCTGCCGGCGTAAAAACCGGTTTGCCATAACAGGTTATCTCAAATTCAAGCGCATCAAGCGCCGCTGTATCGCCTCCACCGGGCGTTGTTACATTGACCGTACAGTCAAATGCCAGCTTTGCTCCACTGACCATCTCCCACTCGAATTTGGTCTTAACATCATTTCCCATCTTCCAGGCAAGACTCGCAATATAATCATTGCCCGGGTCTCCGACCGTCCGTTTCCCCTGGAATGAGAAGCTGAGTTTCTTTGCAACTACTTCGTTTTTTGCCCAGCCTCCTGCATCCATGGCGTACCATTCGTCCTGTGTTCCGTCAATCGTTGGAGCGAAATTCGTAAGGTTCATCGGAATCGCCATGTCGCTGTCTGTGCTATCCAGACCTTTTGTACCGAATTTAAACTTATTATTATGCACCGGAAATACTTTCCCTGATTCTGCCATTTTTCATTCCTCACTTTCTCTGATATACAAAATCCAGCCATATCACATATTCATATACGCCTTTATCATCTGTTCCCACGTCGACCGGTTCGGGTACCTGAAGGATAATACAGTGAATGGGCGTATCCCCTATGGACAGGCTGGTTACATTTTCAAGTTTCTCGTATAGCTCATAAGCGGCCTGCTCCGATGCTTGCACACTCTTATCCCAGTGGATCAGAAGGGAGATGCGCCGGATATCGTAGCTGCTGTATTTGTAGCCACCCAGAGCCATCACCGGCGGCCCACTGTCTTTTCGATGGTACACGCCGATGGAATGTTCCTTCTTGCCGTTCAGCTTGCCAATATAGACATTGTTATCGTCAGCGATTCCCAGGCTTGCAATGTAACCGCGGATATTATCCAGTGTCAGCATCATACACCACCTACTCTCTTATAAAATTGCCTGAATGCTTTCTTTGCAAAGTCTTCCTGCTTTCCGCCCTTCAGCCACGGCGCATACCATTCACCGCCGGCAAACGGATTCTCATCTGTCCGGTAATCATATTCCGGATGATAGTAAAGCCGGCGGGCATATGGCGTACTAGAAACCAGACTCGCCCTCCCATGCCTGGATTCGCCATAATCTACGAACGATGCATCTTCTTCCAGATGGCCGCTGTCAAATGGCATAACCTGCGCCTGTACCACTTCTGTATGCAGTGCTTCCGCCGTCATTTCCAGCGCGGTGACTGCTGCCTGTGTAAGCTGTTTAATTCGTGGGAAGTTCATCTTCACCGATGACTTTACCTGCATCAGATCACCTCCAACTGGCAGAAATTAACCGTGCCGTCCGGATTCCTGGCTTTCATGCCCTGTTCGATCCGCCGCTCTTGACCAAACACTGTCACCGTGCCGCCACTGAGAGTTGAAAAGTCCGGCGCGATATCACCTGGGAACATAGCCGTGCCGGTGATCTGGATCAGTTTCTTTTCCGTGGTCAGTATCGTCTTTGCCCTGTCCTGAAAGTTGCACTTCAGATCCAGATCAATTACCTGCTCCGGCTCGCCATGGTTATTCACGTCTTCGGACTCCAGATGGACGTGTATATCTACTTTACAAAGCTTTTTAGGTACTAAACATGGGTATCTCATCAAATCACCTCGCTAACCGGCAACATAAGCCGGTCTGAGATAGCAGGGCGTATGTATCGCGCTTCATCGCCACCCCCTTGTCCGTGTAAACGTTCCAACTTTCCCCAAACTGGACAGATACTCCATTTAGGCTGTAACTGGACAGGATCGTGCTGATTTCGTCGGCATTCTCATATTCAAAATCAGCCTGCTGACAGACCACTTCTCTGATTGTTTCCTGCTGAAATGGTGTTAAACAGGAAATTCCCCGGCCTACAATTCGGTTGTAAGTCAGGGAATCAATATGCCGGCTGGCCTGCCTAAGAATCTGATTGATTTCAGCGCATTCCTTCAGGATTGTACCGTGGTACTCGTTAAAGTAATATTCTAATGTGACATATGGTTCATAGACCATACTATTCACCAGCCTTCTTACCCGGTGCCTTTGTTTCCTGTTTGCCTGCCTTAAGCTCTGCGATCTCCGCCTTCAAAGTCTCAATCTCAGTATTCCTCTCTGCCGCCAGTTCCCGGAGACATTCGATTTCTTTGACGGCCTTTACATGCTCATCATATGGTACCGTCTTGCCGCGGCCATATGCAATTGTCTCACCATTATCGCCCAGAATATCAAAGCCACCGTCCTGATAAAACTTCTGCTGTGATTCGTCAATCGTGTACTCCCTGTTTCCTTTAACTGCTCTCATCTTAGCTCCTCCTTACGCTCCGGCTGCCACATTCATGGCGCAGCCTTCTACCTTTTTCTCCAACAGGAACAGATCGCCAAAGTTACGGTTCTGGTACAGGTAGCCATCAGCAGTTCTGGAATCCGTCCCTGGAGTAAACAGCTTGATGTAACTATATTTATCCCGGCAGACAACGCAGGACGTATGGATCAGGATCCAGTTGATCTGTTTCGCATCGGCAGCCGCCACACAGCCTGCTGTAAAGTCATACTTTGTTTTCAGCCTGGCAGCCGGCACCATCTTAATAGACACATCATCAATACTGTGCACTTTGCGGTTAATGGTGGAGGGGGAAGTCACGGTCATAATACGCTGCATGCCTTCTGCTTCTTTCACAATCTTATTCATGGTCGGGGTTACATACAGGACTCTTCCTTCCTCGGGTACCCCAGCCTCATCCATGCGGGCCATTTCCTCATCAAACGCTTCAAGGAAGTTCGCAGCGGTAATCACGGTTGTATCAATCCGACCGGAATACTGGGTCAGTTCTGCATGCAGTTTACTGAACCGGTAGGAGTCCTTTTCCGGGATTGCCTGCTCTGTCTCAAATGTGTTCTGGATATTTGCTACGGACAGGGTGAGATTGGTCTCGTCGATGTCCATAGGGTCAATCCAGAACTCCACGTCTCTGTCATGTTCCAGTTTCTTCGCCTCCCAGTCATTGCTGAGGGTACCGGAGTTAAATCCCGGTGTCCTGGTATGGTCCTTGTAACCGGATACCGTCATTCTTGGGAGTTTAATGGTCTGGGCGTTAATAAACTTCACACTCTGGTTGCTCTGCGTCAGTGCATCAGAGCACAGTTCTTTTGCATACTTCTGCTGGAGAAGCTGCGTAAAGGTTGTTGCATAATCGTATACTGCCATGTGTTAATTCCTCTCTTTCTTTAAAGTCCAAATGCCTTCTTTAAGGCATCGTCACTGTTTGTCTGCTGGCCGGATCCGCCGGAAGCTCCCACCTGAATAAAGCCCGTAGTCCCTGCCGCCTGCGGTTTCAATGCTGGTACATCTTCCAGTACCTTATTGATTGCATTTTTTAGCGATTCATCATTGATCTTCCCGTCCTGCCCTGTAACCTGGCTTAAATCTGCAATTTTTAAGACATACGGGATTGTTTTGGCATCGAGTCCCAGGCTAATCGCGGTAAGAGTTGCCTCTTTTTCCAGCATAGCCTGCTGAGCCATGGCCTGGGCCTGTGTGATCTGCGTCTGAAGAGCATTGACGTCCGGCTGCTGAGCCGCCTTCTGCTGTTTAAATGCAGCGATGGCCTGCTTCATTTCTTCTTCAGACAAGCCCTGCTGTTTGAAATACGCTTTCAGCGCCGTATCTTCCTTGGCTGCCAGCGTTCCCTCAAGCATCTGCTGAATTTTACCATAATCAATCTGTGGCGCCGCAGTCTGCTGGCCTGTTCCCAGCAGCGTCTGTTGTGCTGTTCCTGCCGGCGCAGCCCCTGGTCCCGGGTCTCCACCTACTGCTGGTTCTGCAAAAAACTGTAAATTCATCTTTCTCATAATCTGATTGCTCCTTTCCATTTCTAAGAGTGTCACTCTTTGTTGCCTGATCCATTATCATCGGTGTCACCGGCCACGCAGAGTTTTAAGCCATACTCGTGTTTGGGCGTAAAAATAGCACCCAGGATAGTCCCGCGCGCTTTACTCATTTCTTCTTTCCATTCCAACACAATACGATAATTGTCAGGCAAATGATTGCCGTTATCTGCACTGCCGGTGTCATGTTCCCACCCCATTTCCGTTGCGACATCGCAACAAACAAAATACCACCGGCCCTTTTACTGACTGGTGGTATTAATTGCATTGTCCCCATGTTTCGCTGATAAGTTCGCCATCTTTTTTACATTCTCTGATAACGCATTTTGATGCCTGTTTTTCATCGATCGGGTTATTGTCATCGTCAAAATAGTAGATTTCCGAATAATCGCCTCCACTTGGGGTTTTCTCTTCGATTTTCTGATATTTCATGGTTCGCCTCCTATATTCCCAAAATTAAATTTAGAAGAGATGCTCTGTTAGGAAAACTCTTCTTAAATGCTTCTGCATCTGCAACATATTCTGCTATACTTTCCGCAAAGTCTTCCGCTGGTGCATTTTCTCCATACGGTGTCGGAGATTTCTTTCCTGACTCTATTATATCTTTTTTCATAGACTCTGTCCACAAAACTTCTGAAGAAAAATGTTTTTCAGTCGACGCTATCTGCCTATCTATATAATGGCCGGACTCATGGCAATATGTTCTTACAACGTAGTCATCATTGTGGGGATAATCATGCCGATAAAATGTAATTTTATCTCCCCCGGTTGCATAGGAATGTGTGAAATTTTTGTACTTCTTCTTCCAATAACTATCCTGCGGGTTATAATAATCCACAAATTCAATTGTCTTTGGCCCCTGTTGTCGAATTGTTTCCGGAACATTTTGCCATAATTCAATTGCCTTTTCGGGAGTCATCATTTGCTTTGCAGAATTCATTTTTTCTGGAAAAACAAATTTTGTTCCATCCGGAGTCTCGTATATTGTAGCCTTTGCAGTTCTCTTGACGCCACCACAGCCATCTGGAAGACCATAATCCTCTTTCGTAACGGCACAATCAATTCCACCGATTGATATCGGACATTGTTTTTTCCACGCCTCCGCCTTCTGCTGATATTGTTTCCGATTTTCATCATCCAACGAGTTGTCAGACAGCCTGTCAAACTTCTCAGTCTGCCGTTTCGCATACTGTTGTTTGGTCTCTTGCGTATTGGCCTGGTCGATGTCCTCCAACTCCTTCTCTGTCCATGAGCCATCAGCCGTGGAGATACCTGGGAAATAGGTTGTATGGCTGTCCTTACATCGTGGATGATATAAGCCAGCGGCTATGGCCTTGCTCATTAGCGGATACGGCCCATCGGATTTCTTCCCGCCGCTCCATACATCGTCAATCAGGACCTTGCCGACAAACGGCAGACACTTCGGGCAAGGATTCCCACGCTTTACCATAATAACAGTGGTAATTCCCCATTCCTGCCGTTTTTCCCCCTCTCCTTGCAGATACGCCCGCTTGCTGGCCGTCCTGATTGCCATGTCGGCGTAATCAGCCAGAGTGTGGCGGGCACCGTTGGCATACTCCACACAGGCAAGCCCACGGGACAGCATATCCTTTGTAGCCATATCCACGGCTTTCTCATAGGTTCCGGCGCCGGTATTGGCATAGACCTGAGCGTTGTATATCACCTTTCGGTACTCATCATTAGCTTTCCGGAGGATTGCTGTCTCCGCCCGTTCCATATCGTTTGTTGTGGCCTCGATCAGTGCCTCCAGCTTCCGGTCGTTCAGCCGGAAGAACTCCGCAGCGGCCCCTTGGGTGACTTTATTTGCGCCAGTAAATCCATTCTTAATGGCGTTCAGGATCTGGATCTCTTGCTGCATATTCCCAGTCTGCCTTGCCTTGTAAAGAATTTCTCCAATCTGACCGTTAATATCCTTAAACTGCTTCCCGTAGCGCTTCTGATTGGCTTTCTTATACTTCTCCAGCGTTTTTAACTGTTCTGCCTGCCACATGCTCCACTGGATCCCTTCGTCGTCTTCCCATGCTCGGTGATGGTCCATATTACGAATCATGGACGCGATCAGTTCATCTTCAATCGCCTCGAAGGCGGCGCCGATATCATAATCAGCCAAAGGCATCACCTCCCGTTTGAATGTACCTTGAATCCCTGAGATTTAAACTGCCGCGTCAGGTTCTTAAGCTGAGTGACGCTTGTGCACTTATCACAGCGCAGCTCTGCATACTCCTTATTTTCGATAGCATATATCCCAAATGGAACCTGCTCACTTGCCGTCTGGAGTAAGCCCTGGTACTCTTTCCGGCTCATCTGGTACAGGCGGTTCATTACTTTGACCTTCATCTGACTTACCTCCTTCCGTGTTGACCATGAAGCCACCGGCAGCCATATTCATGCCTGGTTCCTCAACTTCTGCGATTCCCTGCTCCGCCTTCAGGCGCTTCACCTCGTCAGCCTTCCACGCCTCGTCCTTGCTGTCTCCCCACATCTCCTCGACCTGGGCCTCAATACTCATGATGCTGGCACCGGGACGGGCTTTAGATAGTGTTTCCACCTGACTCTCGAATGATGGATTCGCATACTCACCGAACGGGATCTCGACCTTCACCTCTTCAATCGGCCGCCCCGTTAGAACATGATAAGCATTGATGCAGGCAGATATTACTTCCGGCAGTTCCTCCTGCAAAGCCTCCACGATAGCATTACGTGTATACAGTGTGGCTTTCTCCTTCTCACGCTGCGCCTCGGCATTGTCCAGCTTCTTGACGTCGATTCCCAGCGTTGATGGGGAGATGATTCCTTGCAGGCAGAGGTCTAAGGCTGTCACATAGCTGGCAAGATAACTCTCATGCGGGATATCTGGCTGCTCCGTTAGAATCTGGTTCTTTCCACCTTCACCCATATTGTCGTCGCCGGCAATAAAACGGTTATCAAATGCACTCGCCTTTAGCAGCTCCCCGGTTTCCGGATTTCGTGGAATATAAGACTCTGGTATGTAAGTTCTGGCCCTTCCTGCCCGGAGTGCGTCCATCCACTGGCTCCATGCCTCATCAAATGCGTCAAAGCTGTCCAGCTTACCGTCAAAAATGGAGCCGCCGCGGCCTTCCCACTTTGTACTTTCGTAGATTTTGAGTGGCACTGCCAGGATCACCGTCTCATCAAATTTCCAGTCGGATATATTCTGCGTAGCTTCGATGGTCTTCATGTCAACCTCTCGATCTCCCTTATAGAGCTCATTCCGTATGTATCCGAACCCATAATGCTCGTAGAGGACATATTGCTGGCGATGGTCCATATATGGTGTTTTAAACACAACCTCTTTTAGCCGACCACGCTCCTGTATGATCTCGATCCGCTCCCCCGGATACCATTCCAGGATCGGGTACTGACTTAGTTTTGTGGCGATTGTCACCTTGTATGCACCGTCTCCGATATACAGTACCTCTTTTACAGATCGCTCCAGGGCCTTCCTGAACTTATTTTCTTTCTCTATCTCCTTCCAGAGTTGCTCCTGCGCCGGACTCTCAAACTCGAAATCATTCATATCGGCCAGCACAATTCCGGAGAGGATCCGCACGATCAAGCCCGGCAGCCCCGTATGAATCTTTCGCATCTCCATGCCTGGGGTACACTTCGACGCCCAGAACTTATACTTGTCCGCATACTCATTGACGCTCTGGTACATCTGTTCCAGTTCGTTACTGTCTCCACGGTACCAGATCCTGTTTCTGATCGCATTAAGTTCAAAGTCCATGGTCTCCTGAATCTGTATGCTCTGCCCCATGGCCGGCTGGACATCAAGCCAGCTGCGGATTCCCCGCTTGATATTCTCATTCAATTTCTGTACCAACCTCATTTCTCTGCCTCCTCAAATCCTATAATCCCCCTGTATGGGATCCAGCCGTACTGTGATGCATTAATCGTATGATCGTTACGGTCCTCGGGGAGATCCTTATCCTCCTGCCAGCTGTACCGATCCAGTTCGCCCAGATGCTCCCTGCATGTATCTACAACCAGATAACACCCCTGCTGGATCCAGCCCAGCATAAACTTGATACGGTCCAGGATCTCCACTTTCTTGTAGCTGTCGTTAAATGTGTACAAGCTGCCATGAAGGCGTTTCCACTTCTTCAGCTCCATGATTGTCGCCTGATCCGCACAATCAATAAATACGTCTCTGGCAAGCCCCCATTCCTTCCGGTTGCGTTCCAGAAAATCCAGGAACTTCCCTACGGTATCCGATGGCGCAAGAGGCTGCGATAGGTCCGCATTACTGTATACCTTCTCGTCCAGCACGATCAGGCGCCGGTCCATGGTAATCCCCTGAAAGATCATGGCGATGGTGTCAGGCGACTTGCTGGAGTATGATGTATCCAGGGCGGCACTGAACTTCTTAAACTTGATCTTGCCGGACGCAATCTGTTGTCGTACCCATTCTGCACTGACAACGTGCTTTTTCCGGTCAAAGTTCGGGAAGATCAGCCCGGTTGCCTTCCCTCGCAATCCCTGAATCTTGTTCTTCCAGATCTTCGTGCCCTTCGGCGTATTCGTCATGATCTGGTCCAGCTTCTCCTTGGAGAGACCCAGGTTATGAGCAAAAGAAAAGAACCAATGTACCCAGCCGGGTTTTGGTTCCTCTCGTAATTCCTCTATGATTTCTTTTGGTGTCTCAGCCTCCCATTCCGGGAGCGGCCGGGAGCAGTTGATGTACTCCTTGTAGACGTCCAGCCCGGGATCGTCCGGGTTAAGCGTTGCCATCATGTAATCACAGCGCATGGACGCCTCGCGGATAAATTCTATGTCAGCCGTGTTGATCTCATCAACGTACAGACAGCCGTACTGGCCGCCCAGGGCCTTCTGCCACTTTGTTTTGTCGCCATAGCCCATCACGTAGATGACCTTGTCGCCGCTGGACGTGTGGAAGAGGATATGTGGAATCTTATCATCTTTGGATCCGTTACCATTGTACTCAGCCAGGATCCCGAAATCGTCAATGATCCCCAGATCCTTGTTGATGATGTTCTTCTCAGCGGTGCCGGTGTCTTTGGCCGCAATGATATGGAGCTTCTTTGGGGACTGTGCCACCTTGAGCATGAACTTGAAAAGGCCCACTGTCGTCTTCCCTGCATAGGTAGTTAAGTGCCCTCAAGAAATTCGACGGGTGCATCACACCTAAGAAACGCTTTATATTTCTCTGACAAAAGTAATCGTTCAGAACTCATGAGGAGACATCACCTCCCCTCATCTGTCCGATCAGGTCATCAAGCTTACTCTTCTCAGTGTCGAGGCCGCCGGACAGATTGTTCTCGACCTTCGTGGTGTATCCGTATTTACTCATCCAGAGACCGGCCAGCTGTGACGGGATCACCTGGAGCTCGAACTTGCGGCGGGCATCAGCCTCGCATTCCTCCCTTATGCGCGTGACGATGTCCCCATACCTCTTCTTTCCTGCATAAGTATCATAGAATTTCGATCGGGCTATTCCCAGGTACACACAGAATCCCTCGATTGTATAAGTGATACTCCGTTTTAATTCCTTGCTGACAAACTCGCTGTTCTTGGAGCTAAATTCATGGGTCAGTACTTTCTGGTCATCACATACCTGCTTGTACTCTTCCCATAACCGTTCCATCTCCTCTGGAGACTTGATTTTTAATGGTCTTCCCATGAAATCACTTCCTTTCTATTTTGGGTAAAAGAAAAGCCCCCGCATCTCTGCAAGAACTCAGTCAAAGGAGAAACATGAATTATGGAGGATAAATCAGCCACCGACCGACGAAAGCCGGCGGCCGTCAATTGGGGGAGGAAATCCGTTTTTCAGATCTTCCAGTTTAAAGTCTACCACATTCGAAGCGAACAAAACGAACAAACTTATTTTTCCTGAAGAAATCTTTCAACTGCCATTCTGCAACCATCTGCTGTATACTTTCCTCCCATACGATGTGCCACCTGAACCCATGACAGCTCATCGAAAAATTTATACCTAATCATGCGCCGCATTCTGGAGTCAGCCAGACTATTTATGTAATCGTCAACCTCGTTGGTCAGTTCGAGGAGTTGCAACTCAAACTCATCTAACTTCTTCTTGCGATCCTCCAGCAGCTTCTTACGCCGGTAATAGTCTGGAACTGGAAAGCCGGTAATCCGGATACTGCCATATGTTCCGTCAGTCCGTGTTCCCTTGACGGAATCTGACACCTGGCATCGGCTCGTCTCCATCTTCTTGATCTGCTTTTCCAGCTTTGCGATCTCGTCACGCAGATCCTGATATTCCATCTTTAGACTGCTGTACTGTTCCAGCACCACCTTGTCCAACGGCTCCACCTCCTATCCGTGGATGATTATAACCTCCAATCGCATACAAATGCCCCTGCCTCTCACAGTCACAGTTCTTCCGGCCGCACTCCGCCGGCCATCGCTTCCGGCAGATCAGGCAGATCCTTTCTACCTTCGCGGCCCTGATACTCGGTTGACGTCTGTGCCTCCTCCAGATCGGCTCCCGCAGCTCCGGATCCGGACACATTGCGGTATAACAGTAGGCCGGCATCGTCGCACTATGCGTCTCTGGCCTGGGTCCTTTCAGTATGTATTCCTGCTTTGCCGCTCTGGCCTGTGCCGACTGAAGAGCCATTGCATGTTCTTCTTTTCTATCCATTGCGTCTCCTCCACAGCAAGTACGGAATCGCCCAGATCGGCATCGTAATCGCTACAATGACCCTTTCTATAGTTCTGCCCCAATATCTCATGATCCGCCTGGTCCTACGCCGTGCATCTGCCAGGCCGGATACCATCTCGTCCATTTGTTTGATCATTGGATCTCCTCCCTTCGTTCGGAAAGTATCAGTTTAGCTTATTTTTTCTTTTTATTAAATTCTTCTCGAAACCTTTCTCTAACCCATTCTTTATCATAGTTATATCTATTCGCAAAATTGTCGCACTCGCTTAAAACATAATCAACAAGGTCTTTTACATCAAATACGGCTTGTTTATATAAAGCATCATCTTCCATGTCAATCCTCTCTTAAATCTTAATTTATCTCTTTCCTGATTGCTTCTGACAACTCCGTTTCCTGTCCATAACAGTTCTCTATACATTCAGCAGCACGTTCAAGCAGTTCCTGCCTTTTCTTGTATCGGATTTGCAAGCAAGCTATTTCGGCCAGTTGCACACCAGTCAAAATTTCTTCCGGTTCTAAGCCAGTAGCCTCATAACGTGATAATTTTTCCAAACTATTAATGGCCTCTTCAATGGCTATCGTTGAGGCATTTGGTGCCCATTTGCAGCCTTGCTCTGGCATTCCCATATATCTTTCCACGTATTTTAGGTTTTCAATTACTTTGCTTTTTTCCATTTGGACCTCCTTCTGAAAATCTTAATACTGCTGATTATCAGTTTTGTATAATCAGATTACCCATTCCCAAATCTATAAGTTGACGCATAACAATTCTGTCTCCCACTGGATAAAACCCACAACCGCCCATTTGTTTGGTTTCGATATTGCAATGTAACGCGAATGCACCAATAGACAATCTGTACTCATAACCATTGCTTACAAATCCATATTCTTTTAGCTGTTCTATTTTTATTCCATCTTTTAGCTTAACCATTTTCATCACCTGTTTTATTTATATCTAAATCTTAATTTTCTGTAAATTCTATAAGTGCATCAAAAATATCTTTCGATAGTTCGTAGTGCCTGCAACGTTTCGATTCATCTTTAATAATCAGATCGCCGGTAATCCCAAACAATACCGAAACGTCGTTCCGCTCCTGCTCGTTGGTACAACTCCCGTTTTTATTCCACACACAATTCGCACACTGTTTCTTCAGCTGAATTTTTTTGGCGGTGTGACTTAGCTTGCCTAACATGCAATCGCAGCCCTCGTCAACTGTACTTGACGGTATATACCGGCTGCGTCCGGTACAGTAATCCACTTCATCGTATCCATCACGGTATGTATATGTTCGGGTTTTCCCGCAGTATGGACATAATTTTGTAAGCGTCTTTCGCTGTGGTCTGGTGCTGTACATATCTTTATCCTCCTTAATCTACCTCCACGATCTCGTGGCAGGCCGGACACTCAATCTGCTGTTCATACTCATTCATGCCAGTCTGAACAGTTTTCACGTTGTCTTTCTCGAACTCTAACAACGCCCCGCATGTCTCGCATAATATCCGGCGCTTCTGGCCGTATCTAATTACTTTCACCATTGTTTATCCTTTCATACTTTAGTGCTATACTTCATTCATTTCTGACAAGATACTCTGATTTTTCTCTATCAATCTTACGGCTTTATGCTCGCCACTAATTGCATTTCGGATCCTTGCCTTACAGCTGGTAATTGCTTTTTTCAAACGGTCTATATCTTCCTTCGTTCCCTCATACTTCAGACACAGAAGGGTTCCCTGCATTGCCGGCAGTTCTCCCTGTGCATTCCTTCGTTTTGTATCATATTCTTTCTGCCGCTGCGTCTCTTTTGTTATCCGGTCTTCCAGCCAGGCTTTGATCTCCTCCGGCTCAGTATTGCGGGATTCTGACCGCTGATACAGGGCAAGCATTTTCCTGATCTGCCTGATACCCGCGTTTTCAAAAAACTCCTCCGCACATATCCTCATGCTCCCATTCGGGATACGAAATTCAATCGTCAATTCCGGTACCTCCTTATCCTTGCTTTCAAACTCTCCATTACCCAGCTTTGCACGTCGTCCTTTCGTTTCAGTGCTTCCATGACGTCCTCATCGCGTGTTCCGCTGCAGATCAGGTGATGGATGATTACCTTTTCCTCCTGGCCTTGACGGTGGAGGCGCTTATTCGCCTGGGTATATAACTCATAGTTCCATGTCAGGCCGAACCAGATGACGTGGTTTCCTCCCTGCTGGAGATTAAGGCCGTAGGCGCTGCTGGCCGGATGGGTAAGCAGGATATCGATCTTCCTGGCATTCCAGTCGTCCTCGTCCTGTGTTGTCTTAAGCTCACTCACCCGGAGTCTGGTCTTTTCCAGGGCCTTCAGGATCCGCGTCCGGTCATGCTGAAAGTTGTAGAAGACCAGGGCCGGTTTCCCCTGCAGGGATTCGATCAGCTCCATGAAGGCCTCAACCTTGCAGCCGTGAACCTCATGGACGCTGTGGTCCTCGTCGTACACGGCGCCATTTGCCAGCTGCAGAAGCTTATTGCTCAATGCTGCCGCGCTGGTCACGCTGATCTCCTCCTCGTCCTCCGGCAGGGCCAGAACCATCTCACGCTCCAACTCGTAATAGGCCTTACTGGCCTTGCTGTCCAGCTCCACTGGGATCTCGTGATACGTGATATCCGGCAGTTGTAGATAATCCTCTGCCTTCATGCTGATGCAGATATCGGAGATTCGTTCCAGGATACTACCCTCACTCCCAGGTTTCACTTCGTAGCTGTAGATCATGCCGTCGGCCCCGCGCTTGTCCGGCTGAAAATACCGTTCACGGAACTGGGTGTACCGTTTCCCGAGACGTTCCCCGCCGTCCAGTAAAAATACCTGGGCCCACAGATCATCAAGTCCGTTAGGGGAAGGCGTTCCGGTCAACTCCACCAGACGGTCTATGTAACTTCCCACGCTTGCCAACGCTTTGAAACGCTTCGCGCTGTGACTCTTAAAGCTGCTGGACTCGTCAACCACCACCATGTCAAACGGCCAGGCATTCCGGTAATAATCCACCAGCCATACCACGTTCTCTCGGTTAATGATATAAAGATCAGCCGGCGTGTTAAGTGCCCGGATCCGCTTCGTTTGGCTTCCCAGTACCGGAGATACCCGAAGCATTTTCGTATGGTCCCACTTCGCGGCCTCCTTCGTCCAGGTCCCCTCTGCCACTTTCTTCGGGGCGATGATTAAAACCCGGCGGACCTGGAAACGATTATACTTAAGCTCCTTGACGGCTGTCAGCGTGGTGACAGTCTTGCCCAGCCCCATATCTAAAAATAAGCCCAGCTTCTTAACTTTCAGAATCTGCTCAATACAGTGCTGCTGATAGGCATGTGGCTTGAATATCATGTGGTATCACCCCTCCCCCGGTAATTGAACTTAATTCTCGTCGTCGCCGCGTAACCGACATGCATTCCACCGCTCCTTCATGGATAATCTAAATTCGCAGTCTTCCAAAAAATCTTTCACTGCTTCCAGCCCGTACAACACCTCAACTTTTTGCCCCAAATCCTGCAGGCGCTTAATCTGCACTTTCTGCAGTGCGCTCAATTTTCCGGTTTCTGTTTTCAGTTCTACGAATGCCGGGCGCATACCCGGCAGGATTACAATCCGGTCTGGCACTCCATCATTACCGGGACTCACCCACTTATAGGCCCGGCCGCCCAACTTCTTAACCTCGTTCACCAGTATCTTTTCAATGTCTTTTTCCAGCATTGCAACTTTCCTCCTCGCGCGTGTATGTGGCACCTGATATAGGCGCCACAGGCGGTACACGTATCTACCTAATTTACCTATTTTTACTATTACTATATAAAATTGGTTTACATGGTTTACATTAGTATTAAAGCCCTGTATTTATAAGGGTTTTAGCGTAAACTTAATGTGTAAACTTGTGGTTTACATGTAAACTTTGTATGTAAACCTTCGTGGTTTACGCGTAAACTTTGTTGGTTACACGTTGGTTTACGCCCTCTCAAATCCTTTTTGTACTCCATATGGACCGTAACGCCTGACATTTTTATTTCTTTTCCAGCCTTTCGCCGACAACAAAATATTATTGATCTCAGTACTGTCCATTCGTTTTAGATATCTCGGATCTCCGTTAAAGCACTCCACCCAGATCTCTACTGCACACACTTTTTCCCTCGGAACCAGCAGCGCTCCCTCCGGCAGCTGAAGTGTCCCCTGCCAGTACATTTTCCTCTTTAAAGGATCCATCTGGTCCCAATTCGAAGGGATCAGCTTCTCCAGAAAATCCAGGATCATTCCTTCTTTTCCAGATGCTTCCCGATGACTCTCCTGCTGTTCGATCGCCAGGGCCTCAATATCTTTTGACAGGTACAGTGCTTCTCCCAGGACCCAGTACATATAAGCTTCCGCCCATATCTGGTCCACCTCCTCCGGCAGTTCCTGCCAGACTGATCGTTTTGCCGGATGTACGCCAACGTCAACGGGCCAGAACCGGCGGTTTCCGGTGTTGTCCTTCAGAAACTCGCTGTCATTGGACGTACCGAAGAAAACGCACCGCCTCGGGTACCGTTCCGTCCTGCGGCCGTATGCCGCCCTGTAGATATCTTCCCGTTTACTTAAAAACTGCTTAACAGCTGAGGTCTCCTGCCTCGTCATGGCTGTCAGCTCCCCGACCTCATTGATCCATGTACCCTGTATCAGCTCTGCGGCCTCCTTGCCCTCAAATGACGTCAAACTATCGGAGAACCACGCCTTTCCCAGTATGTTAAGAAACGTACTCTTTCCGATTCCCTGCGGCCCTGTAAAGATCGGCATATAATCATACTTCACGCCGCCCTCGATGGCTCTCGCCACAGCCGCACACAGGGATTTCCGCATCACGGCCCTGGTATAAGCAGTATCCTCCGCCCCTAAGTACACCGACAGCAGAGTATCCACCCGTTTCACGCCGTCCCATTTGAGGCTCTTTAAGTAATCCCTGACCTCGTTGATCTTGTTCTGTTCGCCTACGATCGTTAGGGCCCGGTCCAGCTTGTCCTGCTGGGCGATGTGGTAGAAATTTTCCATATACCAGAAGAACCCCGCATCATCTGGATCACTCCACTGGCGCCTCCCTGTCTCCTTGCTCCACGGCAGTTCGCCCAGGATCAGCCCCCTGTTGGCAAACTCATCTGTCACAATTTTCCCTTTCAGCAGAGGGTCATTCTGTAGCACGATAATCACATTATTTACAGTCTTTTTATAGTTCCCGTTGCCGTCTACCTCCAGACTGCTGAGCCAAGTGTAATCTGCCTGTCCGGCGCCCTCTGTAGGCTCTGCAAAGGCCGCCACAGCCGCCTCGTGCTTCTCTTTGGCTATCAAATCAGCTACAGCCTTATCGTTCATTGCAAGCCTGCTCATGGCTACAAATGACGGCAGCTTGTTGACTGGTGTACCTTCCTTCGCCTCGTTATCCCGGTCCCCGTACATGTGGAGCCGGATCAGGTCAAAAGCATTCACCAGCTGATTGCAGCATGGATCATGGGAGTGGTGAGAGTACAGGAACAGATCGCCGTCATAGATAATCGCCCCGCCCGTTGTCTCTCCTCCGGTATAGGTATACCGGCCAGACGAGGCCGTCTCCTCATACATTCCCGGGATAAACTGATCCATGGCCTGCGTGATGCTGTACGTCCGGCAGAATGCGCCGATCACGCCACGTTTGGTTGTGGGATCCTCCTGTCTCGCCAGCCGGCGGCGTTCCACCGCCTCCGATCCCGGCACCTGCGGCCACTGGCTGATATCTCTCCAGTCACCATACATGCCCAGCAGACCGTCCACGCTGCAGAAGAGGTTATCGTACACCTCACACTTATACTGGCTGTCAATGCAGCACGATGGCCAGTACATCAGCCTGTTGACTTCGAAGGTTGTCGGGTCACAGAACTCAATACCGATCAGTGACGCCAGTTTCCGCACGGCAGGCTCGTATTCGTCTGCCGTGGTTGTCCGGTCGGTCGGAACGATCACCCGAAGCCTGGGAGCATATCCGGCATGTTTCCGGGTGCTGTAAACAGCAGCAGCACACCCGAGACCGCTCACGCGCCGCAGGACATCGTCCGCCTGCCCCGCAGGGATATTATCCAGATCCAGTGTTAAAAGATCCCGGCCTTCCGCACATTCCGGTTTCCGGCGGTCTCCTGTAAATGTTCCACCCACAAAACCGCCCACGTCTTTCAGTTCGTCCTGTCTGGCCTTCGGCAGTGTGAGATACTGTTCCAGGGTCTCCGTCCCCCGGATGGGAGTTTTTAATTTTTCGGTAAATTCGGACCACATGATCTCACACCGCGGCCAGTATGTCGACTTCCGGCTCCCCGCCGTGCTGATCTGCAGCTTCCTGTTATTCTGCAAGTTCTCCCCTCCTAGTCCTTCATATAATACATGCTTTCAAATCCTGCGCCTTTCAGCACCAGCCCCGGCGCCCAGGGGATCGGCTCCGCCATCAGACCGCAGATCTCTTCCACCGTCGTCTCCATCGGCGCGTCGATGATCACCTCGTCATGCACATGGAAGACCACCTGCAGCCCCTTAGCGGCGATCCTTTCCAAAGTCACCGCCAGACAGTCCCTGGCGATGGCCTGGACGATATTTTCGACCATCTTTCCGCCGTAGGTACTGGTGACTTCCCACTTTCGTGTCTGCTGACCTACCGTATAGTAGTGGACAGCCATCTTCTCGAAGCGATTCTCCTTTAGAAATGGCTTCGGATAAAAAAGTTTCCGGCCGCTCGGCAGCCGCACGGTAAGAAAAGACTGTCCATAGACCAGATCCCCCTCCAGCGCAAAGATCAGCCCGTTGATCCCCTGCGGCTGTGCTGTCTCCATGACGGCAAGGGCCGCGTTTTCTATTGCATACCATAAGCCCTTAATCCGGGGATTCGCCTGTCGCCACCGCTGTACGATATCCGGCAGTTCCTCTTCTGTCAGGCCCATCTGCAGGGCGCCCATGGCAATCAGCGCCGAAGTACCACCCTGATATCCCAGGGCCAGTGTTGCAACCTTGCCTTTCTGCCGCAGGCTGTATTCCGGATTCCCCTTTGTGATACGCTCCACCGGTACGCCGAACATCTGGGACGCCGTCGCTTCGTAGATCTTCCCATGGGTGGCAAATACCTCATTCACCCACTGCTCCCCGGCCAGCCATGCGATCACCCGCGCCTCGATAGCGCTGAAATCCGCTACCACGAACTTATGGCCGAAGGAAGGGATAAACGCGGTCCGGATCAGCTGAGAAAGCGTATCCGGTACGTTGCCGTAAAGGATCTTCACACCGTCATAATTCTTAGCCTTGACGAGGTTGCGTGCATAGTCCAGGGTCTTGAGATAGTTGCGCGGAAGGTTCTGCATCTGCACCAGGCGGCCGGCCCATCGGCCGGTCCTGTTCGCTCCGTAATACTGCGTAAGACCCCGTACCCGGTCCCCTTCCCCGCAGGCGGTGTCCATTGCCACATACTTCTTGATGGAGGTCTTCCCTAACTGCTGGCGGATCTCTAACATGCGCTGTACCTTTTCCGGGTTAATACCGTCCAGAAGCTCTGACACCGTCTCTTTTCTTAAGTTATCCGTTTCAATTCCGTTGTCCTGCAGCCACTTAAGCAGCTGCGCCGTACTGTTCGGGTTGTCCAGGCCTGTCAGTTTTATGGCTTCATCAGTCAACCGTTGTGCGCTGATCTGATCGATATACAGCGCCCCATCGATGAGCTCCGTATCCACCCGGACACCGTAAGCATTCATCAGGATGTCCATCTGCCACAATCGTTCTTCCTCTTCTGGCATTGGGAACAAGTCCAGCCGTTTTAATATCTCCCGTTCTGTCACCACGTCCTGACAGCAGTACTCTTTAAACAGATTCCACTTGTCCGTGTCATGCCACGGCTGATTCCAGGTCCGGCCGCCATTGGTTTTTGTTGGCTTACACGGAACACAGAAGTACCGGATCAGAGCCCTGCCTGTCGTCAGTTTCTGTTTATCCTGCGGGAGGCCGATTGCCTTGCCTGTGGCGTCCAATCCGGCAGTATATCCGCAGTACAGGCCGTGGGCCATGGTACAGCGCCACTGGTCGACCGGAGTCTCATAACCGGCACGATTAAGACAGTACCATTCGAATGCTGCATTATAGGCGTGTTTGATAACAGACGGATCAGTCAGGGCCTGCATCAGCCAGCAGGAGAGTTCTTCTCCGTTTTTAAGGTCAATGATCTTCACGGGATCATTATTCCACTGGTAAGCAAACAGGAGGATTTCAAAATCTGGAGACTGAGCGTACTTGTAGGCTCCGGCTTTCCCGATGTCAACGCTGCTCCTTGTCTCAATATCAATACTAAGGTGATGCATATAGGTTCTCCTCCCTGTCAGGTTGAGGGGCCTTGCGGCCCCTCTTAAAATTAATATGGAAGCCCGTTAATCGGGTTAATACGCTGTGCCGATGGCTGTGTGTACTGAGGCTGTGGTGCATAACCGGCGGCTCCCGGAGTTGCGGGCATGGCCGCCCCGTACTGCGGTGTAGCATAACCAGCAGATGTCTGGCCTGGCTGAACCCCGAAGGCCTGCGCTGCAGATGGGGCACTGCCTCCCAGCGCCTCTCCGTCTCTTGTTTTCATGACCGGTCCCAGGCCGCAGCCGATCCCCTTCTTGCCGCCGAAAGAGTATGGATAGAAGGATACATTTACACGGCCATACATACCGCTGTAGACCTCCGACTGGTTGATAATGGGATTACCCATGTTATCCACGACTTCCGGACGGTAATCGATCTTAGCGCTGGCTGTAAATACCCAGTGGCCCTTACACTCCGGACCGAAGGCCATGCCATCAGACGGCCGCACTCCGTCTCCGTCATAGACCGGTACCGGCACAATCGGCGGGCACTGTCCATTCCACTTTTCACTGATCCCCTTCTGCTTCGCAGCCTCAATGGCGGCATTGATACGTCCCATGGTGTCTGCGTCCGTCTTTGGTACAAGAATCGTACAGCTGTATTTTTCCTCCTGTCCCTGCATGGCCGCATAGGGCTTAAACAGGTGTACATAGGATAATCTCACTTCTCCGGTTGTTACATTAGTTAAGTCATTCATAATAAAATTCCTTTCTATTCTCTGTATTTGTTTTTCTTCCTCATAGAATCTATCAAACTCGTAATCATCAAAGTAACTCATACCTGGTCCTCTTTAAATGCTTCGGCCGCGGTTACTTTGTTCGTGATTGCCGGTCTCTTATCCGATGCTTCTACCAGGGCCGGCTTCCCTGGCTTCCATACAACATACTCGCCCACAGCGTCGGCAAAATCCTTCTTCCCGACCACTTTTTCTACTTGTGCAAGGGTCAGGGGTTTTCTTTCCCACAAAACCGCATCTTCGGCGATTCCGCCCTTTGTCAGGGTATCAAACGCTTTGTCCATGTCTGTCCAGTCACGGGATCCGCGGCCTTCCACAGCTTTCCAGCCAGGGACCTCTTTTCCGGCCAGGCACTCCTTTAGGGCACACGCCTGCAGGTCGCTGAGCCATTTCGCAACGTCGGCACCAATCCTTAAGTACTCTCCCATCTGCTCATTAGAGATCAAAGGCGGGAGCTTCCCTAAATCCGGCGAGGAAGCAAGCTGTTTGTCGTGGCTTGCTCTCGCCTGGCACCTTTCTTTTGCCCGGCAGTACTTACATGTTTCCGGACTCGGATAGAAATCGCCCTCTCCTTTAATTGCAAGTTCCGCACGGCCTTTCACGTACCGTCCCCATGGAAGCAGTTCCTCCAGTGGGCATTCCCACTCGGAAATACCGTCTGTGAGCCGTGGCTGCACGATGGACATCCGGATCACTTCAATTGGATACAGGATCTTGTACATCTCGTAAGCTCCCAGTGCGTATAATGCAAGCTGCGGATTCCCCTCTGCCTCCACGCGACCATTGGGACTTTTCCCGTATTTAAAGTCAATGACATGCAGCACGTTGCCGCAGATCAGGATACAGTCCGCAGTCCCAAACCCATCGGGGACATAGGCAGAGAAGTCAACCCTCTTCTCTATTGCCACATAGGGCTGGCTCTTCATTGCCAGCGCAACACCTTTTATGTAATCAAGGTATTCGTCTGTGTAACCCATCATCTCATCCTGCCACGACGCGTCCTTCTTAAGCTTATTAATGGCCGGTGTCAGTTTGCGTTTTCCAAACTCTACGCTGTAAAAATAGTTCCGTACTTTCAGCTCCGCCAGTTCATGAGCCAGCGTGCCCTCAGCAGCCGCATCTGACGTTGTATCCGGAAATGGCTCCTCCAACCGGGCGCTCGGTGTACAATACAGCCACCGGTGCGCCCCGGATGCACTTAATAATGCATGATCTCTCTCAGCATGTCCCATCAGATCGGAGCCCCCAATCCTCTAAGGGCTGTAGCAAATGCCCCATACTGTTCCTGCGGCAGCTGTGTTAATGCCTCCGTGCCGAACTGCGCCAGAAGGTTAATCAGATCGCCCTGCCTGCCGGAGTCCATAAGAGTCATGGCCGCCCTTGCCAGATCGTCAGCCGTATAGGAGGGAGCCGCCGTCTGTACCGGTGCCTGCTGTACTGGAGGCGGCGTTACCGGGGCCATCTGCTGTGTTTGTACGGGCTGAGGTGTTACCGGGGCCATCTGCTGTGTTTGTACGGGCTGAGGTGTTGCCGGAGCTACCTGCTGTACCGGTTGTGTCATTGCTGGAGCAGCCTGCTGTACTGGCGGCTTGTCCTTAGTTTCGACCGTCGAAACTAAATTCCTTGCAAACCCCATCATGTCCTCAAAATCTTTAAATTCAACTGTAATCATAGATTAAATCCTCCTAATTCATTTTTTAATATGATCAGCTCGTCCTTTGTGAGCGTGATTCCTTTTGACATCTGTGACCGGTCCTCGTTCCAACCACGGAGATCGTATTTCGGTTCATGATCTCCCCATTTCACCAGATTTAGTTCCTTGTGATACTTTCCATCTCCCGGAAACTCGATCAGGGTTTCCAGAATCTCGCATTTCAGTTCTTTTGCCATCTTGCACTCCGTTTCTCCCTCTGTTATAATGAGGGTGTAAAATTGTTAGTAGTTACTTTGATTCCCGGACGGCTCCACCCGTCTGGGTTTCTTTTTTTACAACACACATGCCCGTAATAGTAGATACCCTATGTAGGCACAAGCCCCCGCTCCTGCCAGATCAAAGATCCCAACCAGCAGCCATTCCACCCAGTCCACAATCGGCGGCCGGCTGTCGTCCTCGAAGTCGTCGAGGTTGTCAATGTACTTCTGCATTCTGTATCACCTCCCACTACTTGTCCACCAGTACCGCCATCAGGCGGTCTCATCTTTAGATTTTGGTTTAAAATTTTCCAAGATACGATACAACTCCGGGAAATCCTCCCGCCTTATCTTTACCTTACTGGGATCTGTATATATTTTCCCGTCAGGTGCTTCGATTGTCACAATAGCCATATCACCACCCCTCTCTGGTAGATTGTATGTATAACTGGTTGTACTTCTTGCGTTGTCCTTCATTTTCCATTGACACACATATTCGATAGTGGTATATTTGTTTTATCGAACATAAGTTTGTTTCATATTAACTTTCTCGCTTAAACAAGTAATCTAAATCGTACTTTGGAAACAGAACATTTCTAATTGACACTGCATCCTCATAGTAAAAGCCTTTCTTCGTTTCGCCATTTACCGTATCGCTTACAGTTTGATACCTACAACCAAGTAAACTCCCGATCTGAGTAAATGTTACATTCTCGTCCTTCATAGCAGACAAAAAGTTTCTATACATACTGTCACCTCCTTAAAAATACTGAATTTCGAATTTCATAAGCAAATTATATTCTTTATTCAGTATTTTGTCAACGCAAAATATTCCTTTTTCCGAATTTATTCGCTAAATCGAATATTATTCATTTACAAAATACGTTTTATAGTATATAATAAGAGTACTTAGAAAACGAGGTAGCAGATATGGAAAAAGCGAAAATTTTAGAGAGATTAATAAAAGAACAAGGCTATAGTCTAAAATCATTTGCACTAAAATGTGATATTCCTTATACCACGTTGTACGGAATAATGAAGAATGGTGTTGGAAAAGCAACTGTCGATAATGTTATGGCTATATGCCACGGGCTCGGAATAACTATGGATGAGTTAGAGGAAATGGCCAATGGTCAGAAAACTGCCCTGTTGGAACCCACTTACGCCGATGTTGAAAAGCTTGTTGCCAGAAATGGAAAGAAAATGTCTGTTGAGCAGAAAATGCGCCTGATACAGCTTTTGTCCGAAATTGAATTTGAGGACTGATTTGATTGAGAAATTATTTATGCTGCACCGATTTTAACAGAACTGGACTTATCAAATTACTTAACTACGTATTAACTGTTTATAAGGAATGTAATGTAACTAATTTTCCTATTGACTGTATTTCGATCTTGCAACACTATGGATTTAGAGTTTTAACTTATTCGGAATTGAAAAAGATTAATTTTGAATTATATGAGATTTGTCAAAACTGTACAGATGATGCTTTCACTTATAAAAAGATTGTTGCCTATAATGAAAACAATACGCCTGAGCGCATTCGCTTCTCATTAATGCATGAACTAGGACACTTTATTATGCATATTCCTTCATCAGATAAATCCTTTGAAGATCTTGCTGACTATTTTGCCAGTAACATTCTGGTTCCCCGTGCGACTATATGGTATATGCGATCAGACAGTGTTAGAGGTATTTGTCGTACTTATGGGGTATCCTGCATGGCCGCAAACCGAATTTTTGAAGATTATAAAATGTGTCACTTGAGTGAATGCAAAGAAATAAATCAGGCGTTACATAATTGGTTTTTCCCCGTTATTACACCGGAAATTCCGGCGTCAAAACCCAAACGTATTATTGAACAGGAAAAGCCTAAAGAAAAGCATTCTGCATGGGAAGAGTATCACGATATGCTCGAGAAATATTTCCCCGAGCGACTACAGAATTATGTACTGAGATAAAAAGTCTAAAAATTTAAATTGTGGTCTATCGCCTTTAATACATCGAAAGTAAAAGGAGAAGAATATATGAAGAAGGTAATATTGTCTGTCATAATTATTATAGGACTTATATGTGGATGTTCTCCGAAAGAGTCGGAACCCAGAAAAAATATTGAGATGATATTGGATGTTCAACAGTATTGTGGCATATCCGAAGCGGAACTTATTGAAAAAATGGGAGAACCCGAATCCCGGGAAGAATGGACCTATGAAGTAGGTGATCTTTATTCTCCTATAGTCTCCTGTTTTTATAACAAAAATAAATTTGAATTTATGCTAAATAGCGATAAAGTTCAGCGTATTTCAATACATGCTGATTCATATAATCATACCGATGGAGAACCTTTTACATTTGAGTCAAAGGAAGATATTCTTCCTATGTTTGGAATTACTATTGAAGATGTAAAATACGCCAAAAAAATCGATACAAATAGTGCTTTAAGGTATCAAGATTTTGCAAATATAAAATCGTTTTGGATTCCCGGATATGAGAACAATTCATTTGATGAAGTCAAGGTAGATTTTTCAGATTTATTTGAATAAATGGATGCAAAAACCGCCCGGTGCTACCAACACCGAACGGCTTTACATAGATTTTCTCTTGCCGGACACACCGGAAGATATATCCTAACTCGACATTAGAATTATATCATTTCTGGAGCGTCCTGGCAAGGGGCGTATTTTTTATACCCATTTTTCGTATACATATAAAAAACAGGAGATGATATCATGATGAAAGGCGCCTGCTACGTCCGCGTATCTACTGAAAACCAATTAGAGAACTACAGCATCGAGGAACAGACTGAACGGCTGACGGCCTATTGTAAGGCCAAAGACATTACCATTGTAAAATTCTATACCGACGGAGGCTACTCCGGAGGCAATGTAAACCGCCCCGGTCTCCAGCAAATGCTCGGAGACATCGCGGCTGGAATCATCGACACTGTGATCGTCTACAAACTGGACCGTCTGTCCCGAAGCCAGAAGGACACCCTCATGCTCATCGAAGACAAATTCCTCGCTAATCACGTCGATTTTGTCTCCATCAACGAAAATTTTGACACCTCTACCCCCTTTGGCCGCGCCATGATCGGAATCCTCTCCGTCTTCGCCCAGCTGGAAAAAGACCAGATCACCGAACGTTTTACCATGGGCCGCGTTGGCCGGGCCAGAAACGGTTATTTTCATGGCGGAGCTTATGCTCCCACAGGCTACGATTACGCAGACGGGAACCTGGTTGTCAACGAATACGAAGCCCTGCAGGTCAGGGAGCTCTATGAGCGATTTGCCTCCGGTCACACCCTGCACAGCTGCTGGATCTACATGCAGGATAAATACACCACAAAATACGGTGGTTGGAAAAGCGAAACTCTGGTCCGGAACGTCCTGAAAAACGAAGTATATCTTGGAAAGGTCAAATTTAAGGGGAAACTCTATTCAGGCAATCACACGCCAATTATCTCCCAAGACCTCTATGACCGCGTACAGCAGATGTTTCTCAACTCCTCCAAATCCGATGCTGCACAAACCGGACGAACATACACCCGCTCCCCGTTCAAGGCCAAGACGCTATTATCTAACCTCATTTACTGCCAAAAATGTGGTGCACGATTCCACGGCGAACACGGCAATTACTCTTGCTACAGCCGTACCAAAGGGGATAAACGATATGTCATTGATCCTGACTGCAAAAACAAAAAATGGAAGATCGAAGAGCTGGACGCCCTGGTAATCCATTACATAACCAACCTGGATTTCAATGAGCTGCAGCCGGAACCTGACGCGCTGCAAGAACAACAACCACTTAAACCGGATTATAAGGCCAGAATAACAGAAATAGAAAAGCAGGTAGAAAAGCTTATTGAATTATACCAGATCGGCGGTATCCCTATCAATGTAATCTCAGAACGGATCCAGTCTTTGGCCAAAGAAAAAAACACTCTGACTGAGATTTTAGAAGCTCCGCAGCCGGAAGCTCTGACATTGCAGGACTTACGTGCTGCAAAGGATCGTTTTGTAAACCTCCTGGAATCCGGAGACTTGCAGGAAAAGCGGTACTGTCTAACCATACTGATTGACAAAATATTGATAGACGACGATGCAATCAATATCATTTTGCGAAAAATATGATTTACAAGTTTACAAATCCCATGCACATGGTCAGTGCCTGTTTTCCGCAGGCGGCACACCGTTTGAAGCACCGGTCCAGGTTAAATGCAACTCTTGGAAGGTAACCGAAGTCTTCCAGCAGCGTAAACAACGGGAAAAAGATTGCCATTGGAGGCAGCATAACCGATATTACCCATGCCAGAACCCGGTAAACGCCATGAACGAGGAGATCATTTAAAAGCACTGGCATACCGATGGCGAGAAACAACTCGCTGATCCGGTCTTCCACCCAGAATAAACCTGTGCTCAAAAGTTCGGACGGATAGTTGGCTCCTGTAATCGTCAGCCAGAAAACGCCTAAAAGAATCAGAAACATAATGGGAAATCCGGTTGCTTTGCTTGTAAACAGACGGTCCAGAAGACGATCCTTCTTATCATACTTCTGATTCTCGTACACCACCGCTCCCCGGCAGATAAACTCTGCTTTTCGTACAAAGACTGACGCCATGTCATCACTTACGCGCTTCTGTGTGATACCCCGTTCCTTCCACTCTTCCCGGATTTCCGCCAGAAGGGAGCTTACTTCCAGTGATTCTGCCACGGGAGTGAGATATTTGCGGACGGCTTCCATCAGGTTCTCGTTGGAGTCCAGGAGCCGTGCGCAGAGCCAGCGGATATTGACGCCCTCGCCAGCCGTCTTCCTTACCACAGGTGTGAGCCGGGCGATGGCCGCCTCGATGTATTCCGGATACCGGATAAGAATCCGCGGCGCCGGATTTTCATCGAATCGTCTGTCTGCCGCCTTCTCTGCTGTTTTTCGAACTTCTCTTTCTATGTCTTTTACGTTTTCAGCCTCTGATTCCGCTGCTTCCATATTACTAGCTTCTATATCTCTTGCTGCTATGTTTTTTGCTTCCGCTTCTGTTTCCTTTACAGATTCTGCCGCTTCTGCTACGGCTTCCTTTTCCACGCCTTCCGCTTCAACTTCTGCCTCCAT